GCTCAAGCCGCCAACCGATTAGTCGGTTGTTGGGAGATCCGACAGGTTTGCAGCAGTTGGATCGATTGCGCCTGCACCAAAGATCGTGACGTTCTCGTAAGTCTGGAAGTTGCCTGCAGACTGTTGAACACCGATATCCATGATGGAGCGAGCCGGCAGAACGATTTCGTTCGGGCGGAGCTTAACGTTCTTTGCGACACCGATTGCCTGACCTTCGTTCAGGATACCGAAGCCATAGGACTCTTCGATTCCGATATTACGCAGATCGTACATTGGGTCGTCCCAAGAGTTGACATGAGGATCCTGGTCCACGATCAAGGCGCCAAGGTTCTGGCTATTGAAGAGGAGAGTATCAACGACACGGTTGATCGGGTCGAAGCTCATGAATGGGCTAACTACGATACGGAACGGCAGGCCGAGGTAGTTAGGAAGCGTTGGACCAGACTTCTGAGTCTGAGGCAAGCCAGCTGATGTAGCTGTCTGACCACCAGTCTGAGTACCCTGGGTGAACTGTCCTGTCTGACCTTGACCGAAGCCGAGGTTACCATAGTTGAAGAACGGGTTTGCGAACTCGTTCGGCTTACCAGTGAACTGGGCGAAGAACGAACCACCGCCAGCTTGGATAGCGAACTCGCGCAACACAGGGTCCTTTACCCATTGCAGCCAAGACATCGGGTGAATGAGCATCATGTCAGGGATGAAACCCTGCATGAGGACCTGGGCGTACATGTCGTACACGTCGTCAGCGGTCATTGAGCCGTTGAACTGACCCTTCAGGTTACGGCCGGTAGTGATACCCTTGATTGGCTGGACAGTCGACGTTGCCGCACGAGCTGCCGGGCTGTTATCAAAGATCACCGTGCCGAGGCCGGTAATGAAGTTGAAGATGAACTCTTCCTTGTGACGGGCAAGCGCGTTGCCGGCAAGACGCATCCAGTACTGGATCCACGGGTAGGTGGACTGTTCCACGAAGCGCTCGCTAATGCGCAGAGCAAGGCCGTGACGCTTGACTGTCACACCAAAGGTCTGTGCACCGCCAACGTTAATGTTGAAGATGGGTAGTGCCATCCCATCGCCGACCTCACGAGCTGTGAGGACGTCGATAGCTGGGAAGACCGTCTGCATGCCAGGCACGTAGTCAACGCGCTGGAGCAGGCTAGTCCCGATCAGCATCGGTTCGATACCTTCTTGGACGAAGGTAGTCAGAACGCGCGGGATAAGGAAGGCTGCGTTCGGGATATCCAACGCGTCCTTCATCGAGATTTTCTTGTTCTCGACTGGGTCAAAGCCGCCGGTACGGAAGATTGTTTCTACACGCACCAAGTCTGTCTTGACTTGAGCATCGTTCCAGTCGGGCTGTTCGAGTTTTACGTTCTTGGCCATGATTTCTCCAAATGAGATAGGATTACTTTGAATCTCTTAAGACTTGGCTAAGTCTTCCCTAGCCGGTGCGAGTTTTACTTCTATTTCTTGGTGGCATCTCTCACACCGAAAGTTGCCAGCGATTTGACCCTGCTCATTTTTCTTAGCGAGCAGTTTATTGCAAGATCTACGACTATCATTGGCCCTGGGGGCTGCACATCTCAGGGAGTCGCCTTGTATTACAGCTTTCCCCTTGGTGATGAACGTTAAGAGACGCATAGGTCCTCACAGGGCCCAGATAAAGGTACTTCCTGACCCGTTTTTAGCGAGCCAGGAAGTGAATGTAAACGTACGTTGCGTATTCCGGACGGATGGTCTTATTCTGGTCAGAGGCAAGGCGGAGGATACCGTCGTTTGTCAGGTTGACCATGTAATCCATACCGCGGGTTGCCGAACCACCAAGCTGACCGATTGAAGGTGTCTTGGTTGTAAAAGGACCAACAGCTTCCGTCGCGCGCTCAAACTGTGTACGAACGCGGTTTGCGAAGTCACGGATTGGATACAGGCTTTCCACACCGATTACGCGGCCGCAGATCTCGTCAAAACCGTTGACTGCGGAGTTGTAGAAGGAATAGTTGCCAGCATCTGTACCAGAGCCGAGGCGGCTAGGAACAACCGACAGGCCGTTGAGGGCGTATGGATTGCCTGCTGTGCCACCGGTGCAGTGAACGAAGCTACGGCCGAAGTCCGTCTGAACGTATCCGGAGATACCGTCCTGGGTAGCATAGCCCTGTAGAGCTGTTGGGCTGGCGCCAATCCAAGGCATACGGAGCACAAAGTGGGTCTGGATTGCAGTGCCCATTTCATGCATGTAGTTGTGAACACGGAACTGAAGAGGAACCATTGATTCCAAGGTATAGAACACACCGCCGGTTGCGGAGAGCAGGTTCACACCACCGAGGAACTGGAAGACGTTGCGAACTGCGTAGCCGATCGGGCGAGCAACACTGTTCGGGATCACGTTGCAAGCCTGACCAAATGTCACGTCGCCAGCAGCGACGGTGATCACATTGCCGTCTGGGAAGACGATAATGTCGCCGGCAACAGCATCAGAAGGAGCAGCGATAACTTCGTATTCACCAGCAGCTGCCACTGGATTACCAGTTGCAACGTTGCGTGCGAAACCGACGTCATTCTGGCCGTACTGAACTGCGCAGTAGCAACCAGTATAGTTGCGGATGACTGCAGAACCGAAGTTTGCACCAGCAGCCGAAGATACGCCGCCAGCAAATGTCAGAGTCCAGGTTGTGGAGCCGTTGTAAGCTGCGCTGAGCAGCTGATAAGCGCCATTGAGCCCTGTAGCTGTTGTCACACCAGAGATCGTAATCGTATCACCAGCGCTGAACGACAGGTTCGATGCTGTAGCAGCAGTAGTCGTATTTGGCGACACGTTACCGCTAGGTGTGAACTCAGATACTAGCAAGGTCAGCGTGCTAACACCACTAGCAAGAACGTTGGCGGTAGTAGTGGTCGGGCCCTTGGAAGTCAGAATCTGCGAAGAGTTCTGAGTACCGGAGAGCAAGCCGGCCGGAACCAGGGCGCCAGACTTGTCGAGACCGACGAGTTGGTGCGAGCTGATCACAACCTGCGCGCCTACTGGATGCCCTTCATCCAAACGGCGGCCAGGCAGCCAGGGGGCTGGATACGGGACCGGAAGGAACGGACGGAGAGGCTCAGATGCATCGGCATCAGGAGTTGTGTAGCCCAAACGATCGCGACCGTAGAGCGTACCACGATAGTTGTTATTGATATCGAAAGACATTTAGATTACTCCTTTGGGGCTGGCTTAATGTCCTTGGTCTTCGCTTCGAAGAACAAGATGGCTGAAGCAGCCTTTGGATCCTTTGGAAGTTTACGTGCGGCAGGAGTTGGTTTCTCCTTGCTATCTTGCACGGTTGTAGAACCATCTGGGTTAAGTTTCGCCTTGTCGGCTACTTCTTTCGTACCCGCCTCTTGGGGCGTCGGTGCTGATGTTCCACCCTGGAATGTGAAGCCAGACAGCTTACCCAGCTCGTCATCCAGTGCATCTCTCAAGCTTGCCAGGGAACGCTGTTCTCTTTCCGCTACCTTAGATGTGATCTGGGCATCGGTAAGACCTTGGAAGCCTGCTTCTCCGGTGAGCACCTTGATTGCTACTAATGTGGTGGCGCGGTCCTTCTTGAGACTCTTCACCAGTACGGTATTCTGTTGCTGCAGAGCATCGACTTCAGCTCTTACTGCTGCCAGCTGACCTTCGAGCTTTTCCTGACCGACGATCAGAGTATCATGCTCTTCCTTCGTCAGGAGGATTTCGCTATCCTTTCCACCCTGAGCCATCCCAGGAGCCAACAGCTTGCGATGATACTCAAGCAGGGATCCGGAATGCCAGTGTTCGAGGAGGGCGCCAGCCGCACCAACGATGTGGGACTTGCCCTCAGCGTCAGCAGCTGCATGTGCCTTGTGGAGTGCTTCGTAGGAACTCGAGCAACCCGTCGGCACAAAACCCTTGCCCATCTCACTCTTGAGACCGGCGCCCACTGTCATCAGAGGAGCCTTCTTCTCGGCATCCGTCAGGATCACGTCAGGGATAGAGTCTTTGTTCTCATTACCCTTTTCGATCTCCGTCAGACGCTGGTGAGCATATTCACGATCCGACTGGGCTTGCCAGTTGCCCATATGGGCATATAGATCGTAGCGCATTGCACCCTTGCCTTGGTCATCAGCCTTCTGGTAGTGACCGTGGAGCGAGTCCAGGCAAGTCAGTGTATCTGCAGGAACCTTTGCATCATCGAAAGAGAAGAGCTCGACCTTGTGAAGCTCGGCGAGTAGATTCTTTACCGAGTCGGTCAGTACTGGAGTAGGATCTGCATCCTTCTTCTTGCTCTTACTTTCGCAGCCCATTGCCTTAGCCTTGCGGGATACGCAGCCAAGGATCTTGGACTTAGTTGCATCACTTACCTTCGCGCGGCCGATTAGACGGCGTGCAGCGGTAACGTGTGCACAGTCAGGAACAGGGAAGCTACGGCCCGGGCCACAGAAAGCGGAACCCTTAAGGCTCTTACGCTTTTCAGTGGATAGCTTAGCATCGGTTAGTATTTCACCGTACTCAGCATCCTCAGCCTTGATAGCATCTTCGCTATCCGCCTTCGTGAACATTTGTTCATACAGGGCGTCTGGGTCCGCGAAGAAGCTGCGCTCATCCTCAGGCAGCTCTTCGATCTTCCAATCCTGATAAGGTGTGAGGCTTTCGACATCGATAGCTGGAACTTCCAGTTCAAACTGCTTAGCCTCTTCGGTGATGCGAGCTATATAGTGAGTTCTCGCTTCAACCGACATATCCTGAAGGGTCGGGATCAAAGCCTCTATTTTGGCTTCTACCTGTTCCTTCGTAATCTTTTTGTCAGCCACGGTCTCTAGACCGTGCTTCTGGATGTGCGACTTCAGAGTTGTTGAAACCCTGCGCACCATCTCCTTCTCGGCATCTTCCTTTGGGTCCAATGCCTTGATCTTGTCGGAGATCTCTGTTGCGCGCTCCTTTGAAAGAGGCGCCTTATTCATTTCGTCTAGATAGCTCTGCAGTTCAACAAGCATCTCACTGTCCTTGATGTCGGGGTCCGCAACCTGAATATCTGATTCGAACATCTTTCCCAAGTCAATGCTATCTGCCATTGCGAACGAGGCCATGAGTTTAGTCTGGCGCTCGGGACGCATACCCATGAAGAACATCTTGTTGTTCAGGCTGTCCTGGAGGATTTCCTTCGAGATAACCTGAGCAAATGGGTCGGCTGGGAAGTTGACGAAGCTCATTTCCTTGTAGAAGAAGTTGCCAGCGATAAGAAACATCTTCTTGCCGTCAACCAGTTCCCCAAGCTTGTGTTCGCAGCGGTCGTCAGTAGCCCAATCGGTATGGCACGCGGAGCAAATGGCCTGGTCAGTTTGAAAACCAACCGAGACTGTAAGGTACTCACCTGTGAGCACCTTTCGGATACCATCAGGGTTGGTGATTTTCATCCCCAGCTCGATGAATCCTAGACCTCTATAGTCCTCACGGGGCTGGAGCTTGTCCAGAACCACATTGATTGACCGATACAGGTCAAGACGCTTTGTTGTAGCGTCCGCGAAAAACAACATGTTGCCGATCTCGGGTACCTCGATACGGTACTTATGCGAGAGGTCAACATAGCGAGCCTGGTGGATACGACCTATTGCGGTCTGTTCCTTGTCATGCTCTACCAGAACTGGCTTTAGGGGCTTATCTGGTTCCGTCCAACGGTAGACCGAGTCTTGCATACGGTCCGGACGGTAGAAACGCTGGTTGCCGTTTACGATGCCAGAGTGGGTTGCCTCGACTTTAACAAGCAAGGACTTACCCGTTGGCTCTGAATCATCTCGGCATTCAGCCAAGTTCTTTTTGCTGCGGTCAACCTCTTTAACCCTCAGGTTAACGAAGTCTCGCATGTACAGGAGACCCATGGGGAGCCTCCTTATCTGCGTCCGCGGAAGGGCGTTGCCTTAGAAATATCTCCGATCTGGGTAGTTAGAAACTTCTCAAATACCTGACCAGGCTTTACCTTACCCGCTTGTTGCAGGTTATTCATCACCTTGTCCAGAGGACCGTTCATCATGCTCTGCTTCTGGTCCCGGGTCGGGGCTACTTTCGGTTGATTCTTCGGCATGTATTTCCTCGAAGTAGGTTGAAACAAGATCGGTGAGTAGGACCGACATAATGTCGGGGTCCGTAGTCTGAGCGACTCGGTCTTTCGCCAACTGGCG